AGCTTCAAGAGCAGAGACAATCAATCTCCATGCTGCTAAACGACTCTTACCTGTACGTCTTCCTGCTGCAATAACCTTGAATCGAGCTTCGTCAGTCCAGACCTCTTGTTGCCAGGGAAGTAGTTTAATCTTCAGGTCGGACATCTATGGTCTCAAATTCAACATCTTGATAATCTTGTTCTTCCTCTTCTGTCTGATCCACGATTGCTTTGGCATCCCCAACCATCGAAATTTGAATAGATACATTACCTTTTCTAGCATCCTTGTCCTTTTCAAAATAAGACATCGGAAGCACTCTGTCAATACACATCTTTAGACAAGCCACCTGATCTTTATCATCGTCATCAAGTGCTTTCTTAATAATTGTGTTAATGACAGTCTCACCACTCGTTGCTAACAACCTAGCATGAAACTCTTTGATTCTCGCAGCCTCACCTGGAGGACGTCCAACCTTATTGCGTTTCTTTTTTTCTTCTACTGCTGTTTTTCTTGGTCTACCACGACCTCGTTTTTTAACTGGAGGGTCTTCAAGGGACAAAATGTTTATCCTTTCAACACTAATTAGTTACTAATTATAACTATACAGTGATAAAGACGGAAAGTAGTTGTGGCTGTCGCCTATTAAATAGGGAAAACATCTTAGTCCTCTGTATAGTGGGTTGACTATAGCATATTTTTAAGAAAAAGTCAAGTGTTTTAGTAACTTTTTTTAGTTCTAAATGAACATTATTTAGCTTTATTTAATTTTTTCTACAACCACTTGATTTTAAATAGATATTGACTGCTTAATTTTTATGCAATTTATGCAGTTTTTTCTATTTTTACTCTTTTTTGTGTCTGTTAAGGTAATTAAATTAAATTAGTTAACCGAATACCTATCCCCCCCTATTAGATTATGTCTAATAATTGACTTAGCAGTCCAGGTTGACGAGTGCTAGGTCTTATATAAGTTATAAGAGTTACAAAACATAATGATAACTAAGTTATAAGAGTTGAATAATAAAAGACTAGGGAGACTAAAAAGATGTGCCGGTTATGTACCCATTAAGAACTAAAAAGTTATAGAGGGGTGCCGAACTATGCAGTTAAAACTATGCAATTAATGCTTGACAATCCGAAAGTGTGCGGATTAAACTCTACGACGTAGTATTTATTTATAACTAAATGGAGAGTTCAACAATGGCAAACACAGATATTAAATGGTCAGAAATACTTAACGAAGCGATAACAGTACCTGGTCGTATTAGCGACTGTTACAGCACATTTTATAATTACAGTATCGGCAATCAATTGTTAGCATATAGCCAATTGCAGCAGCGCAAATTACCGATTGGACCGATAGCGACGTATAAAAAATGGAAAGAACTAAATCGTCAAGTTCAGAAAGGACAAAAAGCAATTGCGCTATGTATGCCGGTTAGTTTCGAAAAGAAAGATTCAGCCGGCAATAAGACCGGTGAATTCGTTAATACGTTTATGTTTAAAAATAATTGGTTCGCTTTGTCGCAAACCGAGGGTCAAGACTACGAACCGGAGCAAGTCACGCCCAATTGGAACAGTAAAAAAGCATTAGAAACTCTAGATATTGAGCGCGTAGACTTTGAACTGGCTAACGGTAACGTCCAAGGATATGCAACTAGGGATAATAAGATCGCGATCAATCCAGTAGCCAAAGAACCGGAAAAAACGCTATTCCATGAATTGGCGCACATAGTCCTTGGTCATACGAGCGAACACACTATGAGCGATTCAGAATCAACGCCAAAGAACATTAAAGAGGTAGAAGCCGAATCAGTAGCATATATCCTTTGTTCGGTCCTTGGTCTTGGTGATCTTTCAGACTCTCGCGCATATATCCAAGACTGGTTAAACCATGAACAAGTGACGGATAAATCAGCACAAAAGATATTTGCAGCAGCCGATAAAATTTTAAAAGCCGGTGAGTAAAACTTGACAATGTGAACTGATTCGCATTAGAGTCAGTTCACAATTAAAAACTAATGGAGAGTTCAACAATGCAACTATTAACCAAGCAAGCAGCAAAATTAGACAAATCTCAAAACGAAAACACGCTAAATGTCATTCAGTATCTAGAACCGGAATATAACGTCACAGAACACGCCACAGAGCGAGCAGTTCAACTGTTTGGTGCGTTGGTATGTCCAGCAGCCGGTAACTGTAAAAAGACGTGTTTAACTAAAACTGGACGTATGAAGATGACCAACGCAATCAATGCACGTTACAAGCGAACCGATTACCTATTCACAGAACCGGATCTATACATAATGCAGTTAAAAGGCGAAATAGCCGGTTTGCTAATTCAAGCGCAAAAACAAAGCAAAAGATTAGCAGTTAGGCTAAACGGTACAAGCGATTTAAATTTCAGAATCATTTATGAGGCATTCCCCGATGTTCAGTTTTACGAATACACGAAGAGAAAAGATTTAATCCTAAAGAATAAAGATTTAAATAACGTTCACTACACATTCAGCCATTCAGAACTAACCAAAACCAGTGTTTTGCAACGTGTAACTGCTGCTGGTGTTAATGTTTCCGTCGTATTCGCTGATAAATTACCCGCTACGTTTAAGAATATAAGAGTCATTGACGGTGATAAGCATGACCGACGCTATGAGGATCAGCAAGGAATTATTGTAGGTTTAAAGTTTAAAGGGTCTAGACAGGATCGCATTAATGCATTAAATTCGGGCTTCGCAGTTTAACAATAACTAAATAGAGAGCAAACAAATGACTAAGGAAAAATTAAGAGCAGTAATAACTTATTTGGAAAACTATGCTTCAGACTTAGGTTTTCAACTATCGCATGGTGTGGATTTTATATCTTACTGTACAGACTCTACACCGGAGTTTGAAAACGAAAACCAAGCCGAGGAATATTTATCGCGGATTGAGTCTTTAATTACTGAATTGAAACAAAACTACGAGGATTGAAAAATAAATGAATATTAACGAAGTTGTGGAAAATTTAGAATTTGAACTTGACGCATGTTTGATTAGAGCAAAAAAAATTAATGATTCAGCATTGATTCTCGGTTTACTTTATTGTTTGGAAACAATAGAACAATGGCAAGACACTATGAGAGGAGCAAATAAATAATGACTAAAAATAAATTATTAGACTTGTTTTTGATTGTATTGGCTCTTACGCATGTAGGCATTATGTTTTATATGCTTATCGGCTTGTCATACGTCATAGGGCGCACGTTATGAGTGAAAATAAAGGTTTTTACTTGTCTATTTGTCGTAACGGTGACTTTTTACCTATTGTTCAAATGAAGTTTGGGACAGTAAAAGAAGCCGAACACTACAAAGTTAATCTTATATCGGAACTTGAACATGACGAAATTAAAGATATCCCTGATTTTTACATCGTAGGCGCACATAATGTTGAAGATATATAGTACTGAATTTTTGAGAGAACGTGGTTTTTCGTGCCGGTGGCTGCTAACTGCTAAAGGTTTACCGGTTATTGAATTAGATTTAAAGAATTCAAAACTACTACTTGACGAGCGGACGTGGAAGGCAATAACATTACCAAAGTTATATTTCCATATCATAAATAAGAAGTTTGATATTCCACTTGAGGACAATTCATGGCAAATTATACCCCAAAAGAAATAGACTTAAATTTCGATAAGATAGCCGAAGAAATAGCACAGTTGAAGCAATGGGCAATAGAAGAACCGGACAATGCCTCTTGTTATTATGCTGATATCGCTTACATCGAAGACAATATTAAGTTTCTATTATGTATTGACGGTTATCCGCATAAGGAATATGATACTTGGGATGAAGCGAAAAACGGTTATGATGATTGGATGTATTTCAACCGCGTGAACTATGAAAGATATGGTATGCGCGCAACAATAGAGAGGTGTTACGAATGAATAAAACGGTAGGTAGTCCATTTGATTGTGGCTGGCAAGATTGGTTACATGATCGTAAGTGTGATCCACATTGTTATGAGGATGAAGTCAGATATGACGATCTAACAATGGATCAAATGCTCGAATACATAAAGGGATGGAACGAAGCAAAAGAGTTTTATCGAGGCGCAAAAGCGAGTTTAACAAACTATGATTTTAACTAAGGGAGTTTATTATGTCTCATATTGGAAATAGTAAATTGATGGATAGAGTCTGTGATGAGGTTTACGATATGCCACACGAAGAAGTGTTGTCGTATCTTGGACAATATCGAAGTTTAGAGGGATGGCAAGAATTGAACGAAGAAGAACAGTACATGAAAGCCATTGAGTTGAAATACGAAGAATACATGTACGAATAATATGCGCTGCGTTAGTTGTGACGAAGTTTTAAGCGATTACGAAGCGACAAGAAAGAATCTGAATAACGAATTTATTACATTATGTAATGACTGTTTATCAGAATCTGACTTGGACAATGTATTGTTCCTAGACAGACCCGATTTAAGGCACCATACGGACGATCTAAGGACTTTTAACGACGAAGGAATAGTAGAGTATACCTTGGACATAGAACACGACAGAGAGGATTCTGATGGCAACTGGGACGAGTGACGAAACAATGGACTTTTTGTATCCTGACGGGATAACGACTTGTTATGAAGTGTTCCGTAACGGCAAAATGAAATACCAAGCCGTTTGGACAAACCATGAGAAGCATTATTACATTGATGGCGAAGAAGTGACGGAAGAATTTTTTGATTCTGAATTAAAGAAAGACAAACAAAATGGATAATAAAGAACAATACGATCAGACAATGGAAGAATCCTACTACTATCAGACTTTGGCGGATACTGTGGGATTGATGTTTGATTATGGTACGAAGAAGGTCTTATCTGATTTATTGGATTTGGCTATTAATGTGGAAACCACTACTACTCAGAAACCTAATTAGAAAGTTAATAGTTATTAAGTCTAAGGTTATTTAGTAGTAGAGGTTATTTAATAACTATAACTATATAGTTATATATAAGGAAGGGAGTTTAAATGGGTGTCCAATTGAAGTCGCATCAACCATGCCCAGACTGCAACAGTTCTGATGCTTTGACTGTCTATGACTGGGGAACAAAATGTTATTCATGCAACAGAGCTACATTTTCAGAACATAAACAAACCATGAAAGTGATATCCGGTAATGACTCATTTAAGAAGGTTGACGGGATTAGCAAGACGATCATTGATAGGAAGATTACAAGACAAACTTGCGAACAATACGGGGTTGTCGAGGCAGAAGGTTACTATCATTTTCCTTATACTGACAGCGATGGCAACATTGTTGCTTATAAGAAAAGACACACAACAGAAAAACGATTTGTAATCTCAGGTGATTGGCAAGCCGGTAGAATGTTTGGTCAAGCATTGTTTCCAGCCGGTCAGAAGTACATCACGATTTGCGAAGGTGAAATGGATGCTTTGTCGGCTTTCCAAATGATGGGCAGTCTAGGGCATACTAGTGCAGCTATATCAGTTCGTAACGGGGCTGCGAGTGCATTGTCGGATTGTCGGCAATTAGAGAACTTTGAATACATAGACTCATTCGAGAACATTATCGTTTGTTTTGACGCTGATCCGCAAGGACAAGAAGCAGCGAAACAAGTTGCTGAGTTGTTTGGCTCGAAGGTTCGAATATTCAAGCCACTACCTGGGTTTAAGGATGCAAGCGATTACTTGTCACAAAGTCAGATTGAGAAGTTCAACAAGCGATGGTGGTCAGCAGAACGTTTTGTCCCTGAAGGTATTGTCGATGGTTCTACGTTGTGGGAAGAGGTAAACAAGCCGGTAGAGAAAAGTCTTGTCAATTATCCCTACAAAGGTTTAAACGATTTAACGTATGGGATACGACCACAAGAACTTGTTTTATGTACAGCCGGTTCGGGACTAGGTAAATCTCAGTTTATGCGAGAACTGGTGTATCACATTCTCAGAAACACAAACGACAATATCGGATTAATGTTTCTAGAAGAATCTGTACGCACCACAGCACGTTCGATAATGTCTTTGAAGGCAAATAAACTGCTACATCTACCACACACAAAGGCAACGGACGAAGAAATTAAAGAAGCATTTGACGCAACACTAGGAACAGGACGGTTATTTCTGTTCGATCACTTTGGTTCGAGCGAGGTAGAACGTATTGTCAATCGTGTCAAATACATGGCAAAGGCACTAGACTGTAAATATATCTTCTTGGATCACGTTTCAATTGTTGTCAGTTCACAAGAACATGGTGACGAGAGAAAGAGTCTCGATGAGATAATGACTAAGTTGCGTACACTTGTTCAAGAAACAGGTATCTGTCTGTTTGCTGTGTCGCATCTAAAACGTTCGGAAGGCAAAGGACACGAGGAAGGTGCGGTTACATCGATGAACCAGTTGCGTGGTAGTCAATCACTAGGGCAGATTCCTAACATGATTATTGGACTGGAACGTAATGGACAAGCCGACGATGAAGACGAACGACACACAACTAGAGTTAGAGTTCTGAAGAATCGGTTCTGTGGCATGACTGGTCCGGCGTGTAACTTGCTATATAATCGAGAGACAGGCAGAATGACAGAAAAACTAGATGAGGATGCGCTGTGACTAACTTTCATTCAGATTTAGACAGAGGATCAAAGATAGAACATAAGGTTTTGTCTATGCTTAAAACTAAATATCGTAGTGCTAGTTTGATTGATGCTTATAAAGGTTACGATATCTGGGTTCCTGAAGCTGATTGTGGAATAGAAGTAAAGTATGATCCAATGAGCAACAAGACAGGAAACATTGTAGTAGAGTTTGAAATGAACGGCAAACAATCCGCACTAATGACAACAGAAGCTAAGTGGTGGGTGTTTCACGACGATGATAAGTTTATTTGGATTAAGCCAAAAGATATTATTAGATGCGTTTTTGACAATAAACTAACCCATGTTGAATTTACTGGACGTGGTGATAGTGCATCAAAGAAAGCGTTTTTAATAAAGAAAGATATGTTATTTTCTTACGGAACGGAAAAGTTTTTATGAGAGAAATAGCGATTGATATTGAAACTGACGATCTAAAAGCCACACAGATATGGTGTGCTGTAACTCAAGACGTTAACTCAGGAGAGGTTAAAGTATGGAAATCAGCAAACGGATTACAGGAATACATCGGAAATCAAAGTGTTTTGATTGGACACAACATCATTGGATTCGATTTACCAGTATTGAAGAAGCTGTGGAACTTGAATACCGAATCAATCCAAGTAAAAGATACTTTAGTCATGTCAAGATTACTAAACCCCGTTATCGAAAAAGGTCACAGTTTAGATGCTTGGGGCGTGAGGTTAGGGCTAAAAAAAGGGGACTTCAGTGACTTTGCTAACGGTTTATCTGAAGATATGGTGGAGTATTGTATCCAAGACGTTAAGATCACTGTGGAGCTATATAACCATCTTAGGACTAATCTATTGGAATGGGGTGAGTCCGTTGATCTTGAGCATGAAGTGGCTACTATCGTTAAGGAACAAGAAGAAAACGGATTCAAATTAGACGTACCAAAAGCCATGTCTTTATTGTCAGCGTGGCAACTAGAGTTATCAACAATTGAGGATGAGTTACAAGAGATATTCAAGCCTATTGTTACTGAACGATTCAGCGAGAAAACTAATCGGCGTTTAAAGGATAAAGTAGAGGTATTTAATCCAGGTAGCCGTAAACAAATCGCGGAGAGGTTGGTAGCACTGGGTTGGAAGCCGACTAAATTTACTGAAAAGGGAGCAATAATTGTCGACGAGAAAGTATTACAAACTGTTAAAAGACCTGAAGCTACTAGTCTTTTGCGATTTTTACTGCTTCAGAAACGGGTGGCTCAAGTTAAATCATGGATTGAAAATGTGGATGAAGGGGGACGGGTACATGGTCAGGTCAGAACCAACGGAGCGATTACGGGACGAATGACTCACTCTAATCCTAATATGGCACAAGTTCCGAGAGTTGGTACGCCATACGGAGAGGAATGTAGATCAGTATGGACAATAGAAGACGGTAATGTACTTCTTGGTGCTGATGCCAGTGGTTTAGAACTTCGGATGCTGGCTCACTATATGAACGATCCTTCTTACACCAAAGAGATATTGCAAGGCGACATTCATACTAAGAACATGGAAGCTGCTGGACTAACTCAAAGAGATCAGGCTAAGACGTTTATCTATGCTTTTCTTTATGGTGCTGGACCGGCTAAGATAGGTGCTATTGTAGGTGGTGGTGAGAAAGAAGGTAAAAAGCTCATTGAGAGTTTTTTGTCCAATACACCGGCTTTGCAGAAGCTAAGGGACAAGGTAACTCGCTTGGCTGAGAAGGAGTGGTTGCCTGGACTGGATGGTAGAAGGTTAATTGTTCGATCACAACACGCTGCATTGAATACACTACTACAAGGTGCAGGTGCAATAGTTATGAAACAGGCTCTAATACTGCTGCATCGAAAGATTATTAATGGTAAAATAAACGCTAGGTTCGTTGCCAATATTCACGATGAGTGGCAAATAGAGACAACAACTGAGGATGCTGATACGGTTGGATTCTTAGCAGTACAATCCATCCGTCAAGCTGGAATCCGTCTAAGATTACGTTGCCCATTAGACGGTGAATTCAAAGTAGGACTGAACTGGGCAGCTACACACTAAAAAGGAACTAAGATGAAAAAACCAGAACCAGTAAAAATTAAAGGCGAAGTAATGTGGGCTTTCTTGGATGCACCAAATAAGTTATCCGGTAAGCATCAGTTAGATATCTGTAACTTGTCTGAAGAAGCAGTTAGGGCGTTACAAGAGAAAGCCATGTTAGATGTGAATCACAAAGATGGAAAAGGATTCTACATCACGCCTAAGAGTAACTATGAGATCAAGGCATTTGACGATACGGGGAAACAACTAACCGACATCAAGATTGCTAATGGCTCAAAGTGTACCGCAGTTATCAAACCGTACATTAATAAGTTTAATAAAGGTGTCAATGCAAGTATTACTGCTATCACCGTTACTGATCTTATTGAGTACACACCGGATGCTGCTCAAGGTTCGGCAGCAATGGAAGCGTTGTAAATGGGTCAGCCATCTCTCAATAATGCAACTGCACTGATAGATGGCGATATCCTAGTGTATCGAATTGGGTTTGCCAGTGATGACGATGAGGAAAGATTTGCACTCAGCAGAATGGGGAATTTTATTGAAACTCTCCTTCGCCCCACTTTTGTTGATGATTTCTCTGGTTACATCACTGGTAGATCCAACTTCCGGTACAAGATAGCTAACGAACAAGAATACAAAGGGAATCGTAGTGGAACTAGAAAGCCAACCCACTATGAGTCCCTGCGTAACTACCTTACCGACAAGTGGGGTTTTGAGTTAGTTGAAGGTGAAGAAGCGGATGATGCAATTGGCATAGCAGCTTATCAAATGAGGGCTGGAGCCTTTTGCATTATGTCGCTTGATAAAGACCTTGATATGTTGAGGGGATGGCACTACAACTTTGTCAAGGATAATCTTTATTACATTACAGAGAAGGAAGCCATCAAGAACTTTTATACACAGATTCTGACCGGTGATCGAGTAGATAACATACCTGGATTACATGGTATTGGTCCAAAGAAAGCCGAGAAGATTCTGGAAGATTGTCATAACGAGAGACAATTATTCGCTGCTGTCTTAGACAAGTATGAGGATAACCTTGAGTTACTAACTGAACGAGCACAATTACTATGGATAAGAAGAAAACCTGGGCAGATTTGGACACCAAAGATTTCCCAGAAATAGCTTACATAGAGTGGTGGGATGCACTGTCGGATTCTGGCTGGGAACCATTAGGCAAGACTGACATTCACCCTGTACTCAGCATAGGGTTTGTCGTAGCAGAAGATGATTCAGCAATCACTATTGCTGCTGCATACTCTATCGATCAGTCTAACTCTCGGATGCACATACCTAAAGGTTGGATCACTAAGATCAAGAGGGTTAGATTAAACAAATTCTTGAATATCAGGAGACGGAAATCAAAACCCAAAGTGCAAAAGCCAAAGGAAGAAAACTCCAACAATGGTTTAGAGATTTACTCATCGACCGATTCGATTTTTCCAGGTCCGATGTAAGGTCTACTAGCATGGGCGCTGCAGGTGAGGACATTCAGTTTTCGCAGGATGCAGGAGACAAGCTAGGAATATCGGTTGAATGCAAGTCAAGGGAATCAATAGCAGTCTACGGGTTCTACTCACAAGCTGCTGACAATTGTCCCGAAGATAGAGAACCTGTTGTCGTAATTAAACAGAATCGATCTAAACCACTGGTAGTTATAGATGCAGAATATTTCATACAACTGCTAAAGGAGCAGCATGAGACACTTAGTAATACCTGACACTCAATGTAAACCTGGATTCCCTACTGAGCATTTAGAGTGGGTAGGAAAGTACGCAGCAGAGAAAAAGCCAGATGTTATTGTCCACCTAGGAGATCATTGGGATATGCCTAGTTTGTCTATTTACGACATCGGCAAGAAAGCGTTTGAAGGTAGGACATACCAAGCAGACATCATAGCCGGCAACTTAGCTATGGATAGATTAATGAAACCTATTGTCAATGAGATTAATAGGTTAAAACGAAACAAGAGAAAAGCATGGAATCCTAAACTTATTTTTCTGATAGGCAATCACGAACAACGAATCGAGAGGGCTATAAATTCAGACAGAAAGTTGGAAGGGTTAATTGGATACAACGATTTCAATCTTGACAAATACGGCTGGGAGGTTCAAGACTTCTTGGATGTTAAGGTTATTGATAACATTGCGTACTCCCACTACTTTACATCTGGTGTAATGGGTAGATCAGTTACTACTC